ATTCCCCAGATTTCATCTCCAGAGTGCAACCATAATTGTAAATTACCATTAGCGGCAATAGGACGACCAACAGTTGCGCCTGATGTTGTCACTGTTGAGTCACCAATAAAAATTGATGCACTATGTCCATTATGAATTTGAACAGCAGTAAATTGAGGCAAACCTGTTTTAACGGTATGCAATATAGTAGCCGTTGTTTGTGTTCCTACATTTATGTGTTGTAATGCCATTTGTTATTCTCCATTCAAAATATAGTCTAATGCATCTTGTCCTATATCGCGTGTATCTACTACATAAGGCGCAATATCACAAACGCAATTTGGGTGTGCTGGCGGTTCGGTATCTCCGCTTGGGAATACATCACCAATACCGATAGGTGATGCATCTGCATTTTCTTGGCATAAATCGCAAGGGTCTGCGACTATCCACTCTACCAGTTCCGCACCGCTTTCTTCATACAATTCCCTAGAAGCAACAGATACGGCACTACTCATTTCAGTTTGCGCAATAGTTAATGCGCGGTCGCTATCGTCAAGCAAATCTTCCAATTCTGCACGCACACTTGCTGGTGTTTCACCTTTTGCCAACGCTCTGCCTAAGATTGTTCCAATTCTGTCTAGTGTGGTTCTATTTACATTTTGAATTGTTACACCACGCCTATCTAACAAATCAGATAATCCGCGAGGCGGTTTAATCAAATTAGCGGCGGCACGATTACCGGGCTTCCAAGTATCCCAGTTAATTGCCATTGCGCGTTGCAAATCTGCTTTTGATGGCGCTTTATTTATCTTTGCTTTTGCTAATGCGCTCATAGCAATATCTTGCCCAAGCGTGTAACTATCCACATAAATAGTTTGTAACGCATTGAACATTTCTTTGCTATTTGGGCGTATATGAATTTTGGCATAAGCGCGTGTTTCTTCTGTCGTTGTAGTTGCCGTAAAACCCATAGCAAAAAAATCATTTACAACGGCATCTACATCTATTGAAGCGCGCAACGCATCTCTCACAAGTTTTGCACGCCGAGCAGCAAGGCGTGTTTTTGCGCCTTGTCTTTTCTTCCACGCTCTGTTCATTTTATGCTAAATAGCGTTCGGCATACCAGCGTGCACTATCGTAATCTTTTGCAGTAACAAATTTGTTTAACACATCTGCATAGATAACTGGCACATCTTGAAAACGGAAAGCCCTATCTGGTGCTTTTGTTAAGAACCGCAGAAACTTTTTCAATTCCTGTTGTGCTTTAACTGCATCAGTTACATCTTCCTCTGGCGCATCTTCAATTGCAGGTACTTCTGTTTCGGCTTCACCATCATCTGTAAGTGTTTGTGTGCCATCAATTAACACCATACCTGTTTCTGTTACAAGATATGAACCAGTTGCAGTTGTGAAGATAGGAATATCTGCTTCTGGTGCTTCAATTAAAGGCAGACCAGAGCGTGACCGTGCTTCATTTAGCGTTAATGTTCCAGATTTGATATTTATATCAGCAGTGCGTGCATTGGCTTCTGTATCTTCTCTGCCACTTTCCATGAATTTGAATTCAAGTTCGCGTGGCATACCGAGAAACACATATGACAATTGTGAAATCATTTTTGCAACCCAATTTGCTAGCGGAATTGCGCCAATTACTTCACTGCTTTCTGCCTGACCTAATTGGAAACCTGCTCCACCCAAACCGCCTTTAGGACTAAATCCAATTTCAGAAGGTTGAACTCCAAAGTGTCCGCAAATGCTATTTACAAGATAATCGTCAAGCGTATCTTTGAACTTTTCGCCATAACCATCAAATTGAATTGGCTCCATACCGACTGGCAATAAGCGAACACGCTTGCGTTGTTCTGTTTGTCCTGCTAAATCGTTATTGAAAATGTTTTCATATGCGCGTAACAACTCTGGATTATTACCAAAGTTTGCATCTGTTTTCATCATCAATTCTGGTGTAACGCCATCTGTATATTCGGCGCGTATCCATTGCTGACGGCGCAAGTAAATATCTGCGAGTGGTAATGCGCGTTCAGTTGGTCCATATCCATACACGCTAGTTGTTCTGCGGTTCTTGATTAGATATGCCAATTCATCACTTGTAAATTCGCCATCTGCTTCTTCTGTTTCTGTCGGTGCGGTAAATTCGCTACGAGGGAAACCAAACAAGATTTGCTGATAGGCGCTATACGGTGGCATTGGTCGCATACCACGGTCATCAATCAATGGCTTAATTGTAGAACCATCAAGAATTTGCAATCCGTATAACTCTCCGCCAACAGATTTCTGCGGCCATATTGCCCATGCATCTAACACAAGGATTTCTTCAAGTGCAATATTTAACCAATCGTAAAATAATAATCCATTTGCCTTATCTGGTTGTTCCCAAAATTGGCGCACTCGGTTAATATCTTCGGTGTAATTATCTCGCGCAGTTTGCATAGCGCGTACTCTTGCGCCACCGATTTCGCTAATAATCTTTTCTGCGGCATCTTCGCCTAATGTAATATCCCAATTCAATCCAAGTATTTTTGCTTTTGTAACTTCAATACATCTGCGCAAAATGTCAATCTGGTCTGCCGCAGCGCGTAATGTTTTGAAAGGTGTTAAGCGTGTTTCTGTAATATTGATATTTTGTGCAACTTGATATTCATATCTGCGTGGGTCGGGTCTGCCGCTATCTGGATTAGGCGGATTAATTGCGCCCGGAACAATTGGCATACCAGGAGCAAATGGAACTGTCGCAAGATTAGGATTGCGTGGTAGTGCATCTGTTTGTCCGTATGTTGTTGTTTGCCCAATATTGTTGCGCATTTGTGTTTCTGTTAGTGCTACTGCTCCTACTGGTAAATTAGGTGCTTTAGTAATCTCTTTTGCAACTTTCTCTGCAAATCGGTCTATTAAACCCATTACATTAACCTCTCAAATTGTTTCCGCATTTAGAACAAATGCTAGCCGTTTTTGGTGATGGCATACCGCAAACTGTACATAATAATGCCATATTTGCTAATGCGAGCATACTAGCACCACCAGAGTTCAATTCTGTTATTGCCCACACTAATGCATCTAATCTGTCTGGGCTTTCTGCCGAAGTTGGAGTCCATTCACACATTTGAGTTTCAAGTTCAGAGAAGTATCCAACATGATGCACTTTGCCTTGCTCGTACAAACTGCTAATCGGTTCGGCGCGTAATTGTTTGCCTCTAGTGGCAGTTACCTTTTTTGTCGCAATAGATGCATCTACCTGTTTTAATAGCAAAATAACCATATCACCGCCATTGTTTGTTTCTGCAACAATTTTGTCTGCTTGATATTTGTGATACAACTCAACTGCCACTCTTGCCCAAGCATCTGGCGTTGTACGGATAGATTTATCATCAAGCACAAAGTAATCACCATTTGATGCAATACCAGCCGCAACTATGCCAGTTTCATCGCTAGTAGCGTTACCAGTTACCGCAGGGTCAATAGCAACTACAACCCGAACAAGTGGTGGTGCGCTATCCACCCGTGCATCGTCAATTAGTTTGCGAGTCCATAGCGCACCATCTACATTGTCCAGTATTTCTCCGTACAATTCTTGTCTGCCAAGGCGCGTGTTTTCATAACGCAATCTGTATTGCGCCAATGCACTTTCAGCTAGATTTGCAGCATTATCAAATGTTGAACCGCGCACTACTTTTACATTGTCTTGTGTTATTAACTCTTTGATTAACTTAATTGGCTTTGGTGTGGTTGTAACAATAGTTTGTGGAAATTCACCTAAGCGCAAACCAAATTGGTACTGGTCCCATGCCTCTGGATACTTAAATGCTGCTAACTCATCAAACCAACCGCCATGGTGTTGCGGTCCGCGTAGGCGTTCAGGTTCTTCACCAGAAAACAATTTGATGCGTGACCCATTTGTTAAAAAGATTTCACCGATTGAACGATTGTAATCTTTTAGCGTGCCATATTGGCGTAACACATTAACAATACCGCTTTCACCTTCTGCGCAAGTATCTCTAGCATCTCCGTAAGTAGGCGCAACAATAGCCCAGCGTGTTTTAGGTTTGCTAGATGCTTCATAAGCCAACCACTCTGCCGCCGTGCGTGTTTTACCAGCACCACGCCCTGCTAAATATAACCAAGTTGTCCAAGATGTATCTTCGGTTGGTATTTGTTCAGGTCGTGCTAACTGGTTAATCCATCTAACTCTGCGGCTGACTATTAAGGATAGCGACAAGTCGTTTGACTTCATCATCAATTGTGTCTCGGTCATAGATACTTACCTCAACTTGTGCCTTCGTAGGCATATCCAAACCAAGCAATCTGGCACGCCTTTCCATAATCTTGATTAACGCTAACACTAACCGTGCGCGAGTATTAGCATCTACATTTTGCGTATCTGTTAAGTCTCCCCATATAGCGGCTTGCGCAATATCTAATCTATCCATTTCAGATTTGCGCACTTCAACTACATCTTCATAAACAATTCTGTTACACGCACTCAAATATGCTTTATGCGCGCCAGATGCACTTGCGTAACCTAATCGCTCTGCAATTAAATCAAATGTTAATCCGCCACGCCTATATTCAAGAACCTTGCGTTCCTTCTCCAAGGTTTCTGGTTTAACTCTGCTTCTTCCCATTACTTGCCTCCCCAACCGCCACCGCGAAATATCGCTGGCGTTGCGCCTATAACTTTGCTCATAGCGTTACCGCACTCGCATTCCAATTCGTGCTTATCATCAAACCCAAAATGAATATTGCGTTGCGCATTACATTTGAAACACTTAAATGCATATATTGGCATTTCCACCCCCATAATCCACTACAAATATAGCACTAATTCTGCGGTCTCGGACATAAAACCTTTGCAATTTCTTCATTAGGTTGTCCTGCATATCTGAACCCAGTAGTTATTCTGCTACGCGATAAACCTAATCTGCCTGTTATGGAAGATGTTTTGCCTCTTTGCGCCACTCTGGAAGGTTCTCTAATCATTTCCCAGTTGGGGCTTCTATTCAACGCCCTAACGCGTGCTGGGTGACTTGTGGTCGTATATGTAGAAAGTCCTTGCGCCGCTAATCCAGCACAAACATAATCTACAAATCTGCCACCTAAGCCAATACCCTGATAATCAGGCAGAACAACAGTCCTACTAATACGCCTAGCATTTTTAACAT